GTAAAAAACATTACTACATTATCGTTAACCTCTAATGTAGCTACTTTATACATTGGGGTAAACAGCTACGATGTGGGAAATCAAGTAACAGTTACTGGTCTTCCGTACCCACTATTTAATAACAATACCTATACGCTTACCGCTGTAGATCAGACTAGTTATATAAGTTTTGCTCAAACAGGTACTAATATCCCACTAACCTCTGGGTATAACGTCTCTACTGGTCAGTATGGGGTGGTAACCCCTTCCCCAGCGCCTTGGGTAGAACCTACGGCACCAGCTTTATTCCCAAATAAAGCTAAAGGTATTATGGCGGTTTATAACACCCTACCTAGCACGTCTGCGTCTTTAAATATATTTTGCGGAGACGATGCCCCTGTAACTAAGGGAATCCCTGTAACAGCGGGAACCTCTTACGCGTTTAGCATCTATGCGTCTAAAGGCGGGTTTACTGCTAGAAACGTAACAGCAAAAATAAAATGGTTTGACCGTTTTGGCGCACTTATAAGCACATCATCTGGGTCCGCTGTATCAGATAACACGTCCGCATTTTCTGCGTCATACCGACCATACGTAACTGCTAATGCCCCTACTGGAGCGTATTATGCGACGCCTGGTATGACTATTGCATCTGTTGGCGGCTATAACACCCTAGAACACCATTACTTTGACTCCGCCCAGTTTGAGGCCTCTTCATCCGTTACTAGTTTTGATGAAGCCCGACAACTACACATCACCATGCGCGCAAACAGAATTAATGAGATTACTAACCCTAACTTTGCTTCTGTAGTCGCTCCTTGGACAGTATCTGGCTCATCTACAACCAGCATTGATGTAGCAACACAAGAACCTGACAGTGAGACATTTACAGTAGTTTCTACACAAATAACATCTAATGTTGCAACTGTCACCCTTAGCAAGTCACACTCTATTAAAGCAACAGCTAATGTGTATATCTCTGGTATTACAGGTACAGGGGTTACAAGTGCTAACTACAATGGAACTAGAACCGTTACAGACGTAACCAATACTTCGTTCTCGTTCTCGGTTACAGCTTCGGATCAAGGATTAACTCCTACATCTGGAACTGTTTACAGATCAGGGCATTTACTTAAGCTAACTGGAAATGGATCTACACCTGTAGTAGTTAACTCTTGGGACGGTTCAACTAACTCTCAACTGTTTAACATTTACTACCCAAGCACTTCTTATACTTTTAGTGCGTATGTTAAAGCCTCCTCTTCGTCAGAGTCTGTAGTGGCAAAGATCAAGTGGTATAACACATCCCATACTTTAATAAGTACATCCGCATCCTCTGCCTTTACTGTAGGAACTAACTGGCAGCGCCCTTACATTACAGACACAGCGCCTGCTACAGCGGCATACGCAAGTGTTGAGGTTGACTGGTCTACTGTGACTAGCGGTGACATTTTGTACATAGACCAAACCCTGTTTGAGAACAGCGGTAACTTGCTACCTTACTTTGACGGCTCTAATGGCCCAGGAGCTACGTACGATTTTGTATGGGAAGGTAACGTAATCAATGCTGCACGAAGCCACTACTACAAGAACAGAGTTGCGGTGCAATCTAGGTTGTACTCAAGCACCCTTAATCAGCAAATAACTTTAGGGTCTACGGCCTCCATTTACTTGGCACAACCTAATACGTAGTAAGGTTCTCCTATGGAACTATTACTTGTAGGAATGTCTGTAGCTTTTTTCCTAGCGCTTTTAGATGATTTTATAGACTTCTTAACGTTACTGGTTAACCCCATCTTTATAAACGCATTCTTTGCCATAGGTCTGTCTATTGGGGCTAACGAACTTATTGGCTATCCAGTTAAAGAGTTAGTCCTACGCACCTTTGCAGGAGCGTTCTTTGGGCGTGTTCTGCTAACTGGCGCAGAAAAATTAGCCAGCTACCGATCAGCAACGATTACATCTAGACAGTAAATTATCCTGTGCTAGTCTAGGCCTCCCCTAACAGGAGGTCCCATGGACAAATACTATGTAATCATCGCTGGTAAAGGAATTACCAGTCGGCCTAACGTAGAGGCGCTTATTGAAGACTACGTATACGCAAACGGCCCAGAAGTAACATTTCTTCTCGCCTATGATAAATCACCAAGTCAAGGACAAGTGTTTATCGGGCAATGGGCTAAAGACAAAAGCAAAGACGTAATCATCTTTGCTAACGAGGATGCCAGATTTGAAGGATTATCCTCTTCAAGCTTCACCGATACTGATACCCCGTTAGAGACCGCGTGTAAGTCTATTAAGAAGACTGACAAGGTAGCGGCATTTCTTCTGTGGGATGACGAAGACCCAGAATCTTCTGTCAACCTTTCCTATGTCTGTAACAAGTACGCGGTTAAGTGCTATGACCTAACAGATGGTCTTAACGATGTAACCACTACTAAGGCCAAGCCAATTCTAGATACCACCCCTGAGATGCCAGCATCCGAGGTCATGGTGGTAAGCGCGGAAGTTGAGGAGGCCGAAGAAGACGAGGAGGATGAGGACGAAGGGCTGGAAGATGATGAGCCAGAGACCGAGGAAGAGTTGATGGACGACATCTACTTTGGAATCCATTCTTTGGTAAAAGCCATCTCTAAGGCGGTTGTTGCCGAGCTCCAGAATACCCTTAAAAAGCCTTCAGAGGACCCTGAGGCGTGATTACAGCCCGCGCTCTAGGAGTGTATGTATACCTGAGGGCCTCAGACGCCTCTATAAGCGCTGAAAGCCTTTCTAAGGTTTTTGCTGAAGGGCGGGAGGCTATGGGTACCGCGTTGTCCGAGCTTAGGAGATATAACATGATCTCTTCCAGCAAGGAGCGGATTGGTAACAGGATCATGACGGTAAACCGTCTTGTGGACCCCGTTTTCTGGGCCCCAGAAACCCGTCGCCTGATACAGCAGACACAGCTGAATAGCAATTTAAGCCTAAATGCATATTCATATATAAGCAAGAAAGAGTACCTTGGGGAACCAAGGGGGGAGAACAAAATGGATTACGAAGAAGCGCCCATGTACTTGGAGCCAGAAGAACGTGCAGAGTACGCGCGCAAGATGCGCGAGAAAAGAAATGCCGAGCACCGTGCGATTAAAGAGCAAGAGGCCAAAAAGAAGATTGAGGCTAAGTCCGCCAAAGACCCAGCCTTCTGGTCTACAGACGATTCTGCTTATTACTTTGCAGAACGTATGGCTTTGATGTGGCACGTAAAGCCTTGGGTTACTGTAAGGACTAGGTTTAAAGCCGCTTACGGCGCATCTCGTAAAACTCACGGCACCACAGGTGACATAGAGTTAAAGATGATGGATAGGTTCTTTGACAGCCTTGAGCATAAGAAGCACATTGACGATCCAGATAACATTTGGAAGTCCTTCATAAAAAACTATGCCGCGTTACAGATTGCTGTAGAACGTAGTACGGTTACCCCAGAGGACATTGCAGCAGCCGAAGCGCTAGCCGATAAGCAGTGGGGAGACGGACTTTAATGTACAAGGTAGACGATCTAAAACCTGTTCGTAAGATGTGGGTAAAGATGGCAAACATTCCCACAGGACGTCTTGGATGGGTGTTGGAGGATTGCACAGAGGTTCGCGATAAGAACATAACAAGAATTCGTACTTGGGTTAATCGTGTTCAGAACGGTGAGATTATTAAAGCATCTGGTGAAACAGATTGTGGTAAAGGTCTTTTATTGTGGGGAGAACCAGGTCACGGTAAAACCACGTTATCTGTATCCATCATTCAAGAGATGATGACTACTTTCCCTTTAGCACCTTTTGCTGTAGAAGAGGGGCGAGTGTTAAACCGCCCTTGCTATTTTGCAACCTTTAATGACATCCTTGCGTTAAACGGGATGGTTATTGGTGGGGAAGCCTCTTTAGACCAGCAAACCTTATTTAAAGGAATGCTAGGTGATTGCGAAAATGATGCTTATAACATCCGTGTACTTATTGTGGATGACTTAGGAAAAGAGCACACCACGCTTTCTGGTTGGCAGAGCAACACTTTCCATCACCTGTTGCGCACACGGTTTAACCACGGACTGCCTACTATTGTTACCACCAACATTAAGTTGGAGAATTGGGCAGCATCCTATGGAGATGCTACAGAAAGCTTTGCAAATGAAGCGTTCTACTACATCCCAATGGTTGCAGAAGATCTAAGGAAGTGAGTGATAGCGTGGCTAAGACTTACCGCTTGGTACAGCTGTTCCTAAGTCAATCTCAGACTCCAGGACCAAGCATCTACGAAGTGACTACTGACGG